TTTGTATAAATTAGGACAATCAGATAGTGAGTGGAATAGTTATTCTTCTCCATCTTGGAAAAATCAACATGAGTTTCCTCTAGGAATTAATGACCCAGCTATACTTGAGCGTAAAAGAAATATGTCCAGAGAGTTGTTTGGTCAGGAGTTTGGTGCAGAGTTTTCTGTATTTCAGGGTAAAGTTTGGGATTTTAATAGGGAATTAGATGTTGGTGACTATCCATACGACCCCAACCTACCTACATACTGCACAATAGACTTTGGATATAGAATGCCTGCTGTTTTATTTATACAAACTAAATATGATGGTAGAGATGAACATATAAGGATATTTGACTGCATCTTACACAAGCAAAACATTAAAACAGAAGACTTAATTAAAATGATTAAAGTCAAAGGATATCCTATTTTATCATACTATGGTGACCCAGCTGGAGCTAATGTTCAAGGGCAAACAGGTGCTGGAGATATGGAGATATTTAGAAAAAGCGGAATACGAGTCCTATACACTAGGGATAGAATGAGTAGAAACATTGTTAATAGTGTTTCCTACACTAGAGGATTTTTTGAAAGTGCAGATGGAACTAGAAGAGTTCATGTACACAGAAATTGTAAAGAGGTCATAGAGGATTTTGAGGAATATAGATATCCAGAATCTGAGGATGGCAAACCAATAAAAGAAGAACCAATCAAGGATGGATATCACGACCATGGAAATGATGCGTTTAGATATTTCATTATTAATCGATTTCCAATTAAAAACAGAGAAATGAAAAGGATACAGCGATGATAGACAAAGTATTAAAAGAAAAGTTACTAGAAACAAAGCTAATGATGGCTCATTCCAGAAGGAAAGAGATACGAAAGTATTTAGACTATTATTCAGGTACATCTACAGAAGATTACATATCGCACTACTTTAATGCGGATGCTTTTTCTGAAATTCCACCTACAGTTAGTAATTTTACTAGAAAATTCATAAATAAGATTAGTAGGATATACACATTAGGTGCAAAAAGAAATGTAGATGATGAAAGATATCAAACATTGACTGCCACAAAAGATGTTCGCATGAAACATTCTGAAAGAATGACTAGATTGTTAGGTACGATTGCAAATCGTGTATTTTGGGTAGATGGTGTGTTTGATTATAGACCATTGTATTATTTTGAAGCATATTTTGGTGAAAATCCATTTAAACCTGAATCTATTATATATCCTTTACTAAACAACTCATATGACCTATCAGATACAGAAAACCTACAATGGGAATACTGGGATTCTGAAATGTATGCTATTATGAATGAAGAAGGTAAGATTCTAATGAAAGAAGAAAACCCTTATGGTATTATTCCTTTTGTGTTTACGCATAGAGAAGACCAAATTGACTCTTTCTTTGTAGAAGGTGCATCTGATATCATAAATTGCAATGAACAGGTTAATATTGCACTTACTGAGATGAATCTTGGTATGAGGTTTAATATGTTTGGTCAACCATGGGTAACAGGATTAAATGCAGACCAAAGTCTTGTGAGAACTGGTTCTGATACTATACTTGATATGGGTGAAGATGGTGCATACAATATTACAAGTCCACAAGGAAATGTAATGGATGCTATAGAGAATATTAAATTTCAAATGGAACTTGTTGCAC